CCATTACTTTTTCTTCTTTTTCGCCTTAGCCTTTGCCACCGCTTTTAGATCAGCAGCCGTGATCTTCTTGCGATTTCCAGCCATCGCCGCCAGTTTCTTCTGCTTCGGGCTATATTTAGAATACGGCATTACTTTTTCTTCTTTTTCGCAGTCTTTGCCGCAGCTTTAAACGCCTTTGCAGTCGGCGCACCTTTACTTCCAGCCTTACGCATCTTTTCGCCGCTTCCCGCCGCAATGCGCTTACGCTTGGCCTGAATGTTGGCATATAATCCCTTTTTACCTGGCATTATCTACCATACTTCTTTTTCAAGCACATACCTGCACGCTTGCAAGCAGTCGGGGTTGGGCATCCTTTGCATGGCGTCATAATCAATCTCCTCTGTTTGCACCGACCATATCACACTACGCAATACCGCGCAAATTCCTTCTAATTTCACCCCGCCACGATGTCATAGGCCCAGACAGCGCCATCGCCGCGTCTGACGCCATTGTCAGGCAAACAGCATCTGCCAAGTCAGGAGAGCGCAGCCCACGCCTCCTCATCTGATCCTTACTCTCAGCCGCCATCTTGCCAGACGACGTAAACGAATACCGTATACCTGTCAGATCAGCCAAAAGCTCATCATCCTGCGGTATTTTGCATGACCGATCCTCCAGCCACGCTTTCGTCTTAAACCACAGCTCAGTTCTCAAATTATTATACGTCTCACCCATGCTGGGACTTTCAGCCACATTCACACCCCTCACAGGTGCTCCCAGCTCCCTCAAACGATCAACAACGCCAGAGCCGACGCCAATGCTGTCAACCAATATCTCTGACGGCCTGCTGCTAGGGTTCAAAGCCTCATACTCTGCCATCACACGGCCAACTGTCTGCATCAAGTCCAAACCGCGCCAGCTCTTTATTTCCGTTATGACCGACCCAACCCTCTTGCAAAACGCCGTCCTATCACTGCCAAACCTTGCAGGATCGACAGCCCAGACAGGACGACGCTCATCGTCAACCTCAATGTCCCTATTCATAGCAGCATCAACCAAATGAAACGGTATAATCGTATCGTCATCCGCTAAAGGAAACTCACCCAAAACCCTAATACGAAACGCATTGCTCTCCTCGCCATACCGCTCACGCATCTCGTCAACGAACTCATCGCTCACAAGAGGACTGTCAACGCAGCTCCACCGCCGCGTCCACCAAGTCCCGCTCATCCGCGTTTGGCTCTCATAAAACGTGCCAGTCGAGCGTGTTGGGTTGCTGAGCAAGATTGTCGTGGCGTTATGGCCTGACATTGAACCAGCCGCCGCCTCAAACACTTTCTCAGGCACACCAGACGCCTCGTCCACTACGAGTAAGACGTTATCGCTGTGTACACCCGCCAAGGCTTCTGGCGTCTCAGCACGCGACGTTCTGGCAGATATAAACATCTCAGACGGCGCAGCCGCCAGCTCAACTCGATCGCTCTTAACAGTCAGCAAATCCTGTACTGGCTTCGGCAACTCACCGATCCACCGCTTTAGCTCCGCAAACAAAGCGTCAAAAAGCTGGCCACTTGTCGGGGCTGTCACAACAACCTTATTGGGAAACCGCATCAGCAAATACCACAGCATCGCCCAACTTGCGCTCGTAGACTTTCCTGTGCCGTGGCCGCTTCTAATACTAATACGACGCTCACCGCTCGATATAGCCTCCAAAAACTCTGCCTGATACGGCAATGGCTCAGCACCCAAAACCTCCCTGACGAACAGCACAGGGTCATCCATATACTGTAACGTAAAATCCTCAAAAGGATTGGCTTCAGTCGTCATGCTCAATAACCTTCATCTCTCGATCACGATCCTCTGCCATCAATGCCTGGCGGTCTGCGCTGATCTTCCGCAGCGCATCCAAGTGTAAATCACCAAGGTTAAGCGTAATCTCAGCACGAGGCCCACTACCGTACCGATCCCTGTTCAGCCCAGCCGCCAGCATTTTCCTCGCCTGCATCTGCTCACGAACCTTCGCAATCTGTGCATTCGTCGCATCCTTAGAAATACTGTCGGCAATCTCAACATTTTCCTCCATCATAGCATCCGCTAAAACAGGCTGCGCCTTCTCCAATGCACGAGCATACTCAGGAACACTCCGAACAGTCTCGCTTAAATAATTACGACTGCACTCCCACTCCTCGGCAGCCCAGGCCTTCAGCGTCATGGACGACGCCTTTTCCATAACGTACTCAGCACCGCCCTTCGCCTCGATGTCTGCAAGTATCTTTTTCCTTAACTGCTTTCCCGCCAAAACTGATCCTCCAATTTTTTAAAATTTTAGACGATGCTAGCAGTTCTGGCAATAGGGGTATGGGGGGGGGTAGACTGCCACGGCGCTGACACAGCGTAAGGGAGGGACGAGTTGTCGCGCATTTGAGGAAGCGTGGCAGTCTTGGCGTATTTGTAGCACAGGTGTCTGCGTTTTTCTACACACACATGCCCCCCTCTTTCGCCGCGTTGGGGGGGGTCTGGCGCATAGCTATGCAAAGTCTGATAACGCGTATTATGTTAAATTATTGCGCAAATCTTTTAATATCAATGACTTACAGGCAGCTCAGGCTGTTGGGAGGCTATGCAGCCTGCGCAAACCACAACATATAGTATGCCCAACCTTGTAATTGAACGAGCGTTCAGTTACGCGCACGCGCCTCCGCGCCTTGCCGTCGCTGTGTGTTCTAACGCGCTAATGATGAATGCCGAATGCTTCGCTGTTCTCTAGGTATTCTTTCATAGCAAAGCTCAGAGCCACTGCCATAACCTTCTTGCAGCTACCGCCAAGGATACGTTCATTGATAAGCCACAGCATCTCAGCGACCTCTGCGTCGATCTCATCCTCATCCATGTCAGGATCGTATTCTACAACAAATGTATTCATGCCTAGATGCTACAAACAAAAAACGCCCAGCGCAATGCTGGGCGAGTTCAGTGAGGCAGATTGTGCAGAAGGAAATGGGTAAAGCTCTGCACCATCAAGTACCGTCACTATCTCAGAATGGTATTGGATCGTCAAATAGTTTCCCTTTTATATCCACAATCTCTGCGCCAGGGAATGATTGCTTGGCCGACTTTTCTAACTCGCCTGCCCAATTGTCACGAAACCAAGAGTAAGCAAGTCCAACTTCCCGCAGCGTCAGCAACTCCAACTCAGGCCGCTGCTTCTTTATCGTGCGCCACGATCTGCCGTCCTTCATAACTCCGAACAGCTTGCCATCTATCTCAACCTCCCACACATCCGTCGAGGCTCTCTGTGCGCCTATACGTTCTGCCTCAGCATCCATCGCTTGCAGACCTCTAATAACAACCTCACAGCGTTTCCTACATTCCTCTACATCGCCTGCCTCAACTGCCGCATTCATCTTGGCCACCGCACTGCCATACTTTTGCGACATCGAGACACTGACCAGTTCTGGCAGCACATCAATTCCCCACTTCTCGTCCATCTGGATTGCCAGCCTGTCAACTGGAGCCAGAGCATAATCACACATGATTGCATCTTTGGACTGACTGCCATGCAATATGCGATCCGACTTCTTTTGTCTTTTATTCTGTTTCATCTGCTTCACCTCTTTTCCTACCAATTCTTCCACACCTTCCACACCTTGCCACCACACCCCACTTTACCCAAACCACCACCCCACCACACCTTGCATATATATATGCAGGTGGTGTGGAAGGGTATTTAGTGGCTTTTCTTCCACACTTCCACACTTCATCCACACTTCGTAAAAACAAGGTGTGGAAGTGTGGCTAGCAAGTTTTATCATCCTGTACACTCCCCATCATCTGCTTGGCAAAGGAATGCTTCGTCATCAAAAATCCAGTCGCCTTGGCGGCTGACAAAACTGCCGAGCTGTTGATAGCTTCTCGTCTTATGAAAGGTTCCATTCGCCGCAGCTTCTTGGTCAGCCCACCATTGCATTCTGTCTGGCTGCTCACGCCACATAGCTGCTAGTGTCGCCTCTGACTTTAGAAAGCATCCATCAC